TAGAGTAAAAAGCAACCGCAATTTACTCAAAGTCAAAAAGTTTATTGAATGTATTGTCCGAACGTGTGCTACTGATGTCCCATTCCAAAACACCAATCAAGTTTTCTAACTTTTCATCGATAACTGCATTTTCCATTTCAGCATCGTTGAAAGGCAGATCCTTAAACCATTGAGGCAGTCTAAGTTCATCCACAGGATATGCTACACTGGTATATCCCATTGGATTGTCTTTGACTTTACAAACAATAACTTTTGCACCATCTGTAATAGCCATAGAATATTTGTCATCCATCATGCGCTTCAAAGTATTCCAGTTAAGACTTGCACGAACGTGTCCTGGCATGTTCGCCTTACCTGCTTTCTTTTCTTTATCGCGATACTCTGAAATCTTATTTGCTCGTTTAGGCGAACCCTTTTCCCAACCAGGTCTAGTTTTAAACTCAGTTCGGAAGTTGGTAATGTACTCAAGAACATCCTCTTTGGTACCATTATTTAGGACCATGGTCAATACTTCACTTAAAAAGTCTTGAATAACCACAGGAGTATCACTGCGCTTCAAATCTAAGCCCATGGCTTTGATCTTACCTGGTTTGCCGTCTATGTCTGCACGTTTGCCTTCTTTGTCATAGTACAATACAGCATAACGTTTTTTAGTAATGAACAAACCACGACTCGCAACAATTTCACGACCTGCTTTGATAACTTCTCCACGACTCTTTGGGCAGTGGAAAGCATCTAGCATAAACTTAGAGAAAGTTGAGTTTACTTCTTCACCGATATAGTGTCGTAGCTCGACAACATTTTCTTTTGACCAAGGGATGTTTCCCTTTTCAATGTCCTTCTTAAGAGTGCTATAAGCACTAAAATAACAACTGTCAGTGTCACCATATATAATTCCTTTTCCTATGTGATCATTGGTTCCTGTGATGATCTCATTTACTTTGCCAGCCATGTGACGAGCAATGGCACGACCTGTCAGCGTAGTTGACTGCCCGATGCGGTTGTCAAAGAATCTACAGCCCGGATTTAGAATGGCACCATACAGGCTGTTCAAGTTAATTTTCTTAACCAACTGACGCTTGTCCCAGTACTCTTCTTCAATCTTGTTGCCTGCTTTGATACAGTCTTTGAGTTTGGCCTGCATTTCTTTGCGTTCAGCATACCAACGCTTCAGCAATCCAGGGATGATGCCTTCTTTTTCATAGGTAAAGATAGTTCCGTTGGCACTGAGCATCCAAGGTTGATTACTGTCAAAGATCAAGTCATGAAGTTGTGCTGCTGATAATGTGTCACTGCGATTGTCTTCCCAGTCAATGGTAATCTCACGTCCGACCTCTCTGTTCATAACTGCGGTATATTCTAAACTGCCAAATATACCTTCCCATGCTGATGCAAAACTCTTACCTTTGGCAATTTCACCTTCAATGTATGCCTTGGTACCATCTTGACGCAACTGTCCAACAATAGTTTCTGGACCCATGTTAAGTGCTCTAATGGCACTAGGGTACAGAGAGTTAATGTCTAGTGAGCCAATCCACTCGTGTATGCCTTTCTTAGGATAGGCAACATAAGCACCAGCAGCCTGATTACTAAAGCCTTCTTCACGACTTATTCTATTAGGAACAATGAATCCACGCTTGTGAGCTTCATTGATAATGGCCTGCTCAGTAACAGCTACAGCACCCATGGTGGTCTGTAGCAACACAGTACACTCATGTGCCAGCGTGTTGGCAAGATCCATGAACTTTAGTTTCTTGTCAAGTTTATCTAGCAAAGCACAGTCCTGTCTGTTGTATTCAATAAACTTTCTAAAGTCATTGTTATACAATTGATCAAGTGTGCCTTCGTAGACAGTCTTGTTCTCACCTATCTCCATTTCTCCAATAGCATCCAATCTGTAGGTGTGACGTTCTTCATAGGTGTACTTGCGGTACAACTCGAGACTGTCCAGATGAACACGACCAATAAAATCATAAGTAACAGCGGCTTTTCCATATTTCTCGTATTCTCGTTTCTTAGGGAATTGATTCCACAAGCAGAATCTACGTGTGTCCTCTTTGCTGAGAACTTTAGTAACACGATTAACAGTATATGGAATATCAAAACCTTCACTGTTCCATCCACTTAATACGTCTGCTTCTTGAATTAGATCTAAAAACATGTCCAACATATCTGCTTCGTTATCAAACAAATAGGTGTTGGGAAATTCTTCAACTTGTTTCTTTGCCTCGTCCATAGACAGCGTCTTAGGAGGAATAGCCAAACAGATCATAGTGTCTAACCATTGTAGGTGAACAGCGATCGCAGTGATTGGCATAAACGCATCTTCTGGACTTGCATAGCCACGTTCTGGATCAAAGTCCACCTCAATGTCGAACCATGCTACATTTAGTTTTGGTGCGTCAATATTGAGATAATTATCTTCTAGGCAACGATAAATGGGATTGATATCGCTTTCAAACAACTTCTTGCCGCTATAGATAGCAAGTTCTTTGCGATGTTCTTTGACGTTTTTGGAACTAACTCGTGTTAACGGTTGTCCAAAGATTGAGGTAAATTTACCTTTAGGGTCTGGGTAATAAAATATATGACGGGCAGGATATTCTTTATAATGCCTAACACCTTTGTCGTCTCGTTCAACAACATTGATGATATCCTGCTCTCGATTATAGAAAGCGTCTACGTAACTCAAATTTTTCTCCTATGCAATTTACGGCTTGCAAATACCAGTATGCGGTTTATGGCCACGCCTACCTTCTAACTTTATTTAACTAATTATCATTCGGACAAGTCCGATGGTGTCAATGGTGGTAAGTAAGATATAATTAGCGAGCATACCAAAGGAACGACGACTATAAGCACACCAAGCGTATATAGCACAACCTGTAATCCAAACTGGGTACAGGGCAAGAAGGGGAGGAGTAGGCACGGTGACGGCCATAGTGATACTACAGCCAATAGATATAGCCCAAGCAAGGACCTCAAGACAAAAACGAAGTTTATGACTTTTGTAGTCCTCTCGGATCCAGCTAAATGTTCCACTTAGAATCTCATTCATTCAGGTAAACGCTTTGTTACACCGAGAATCATCTCAATGTCATTCCACTCTTGCTCGTGGTCTTTCCAATTGTCTTTGTGTGCAATTGAAATTGCCTTGTTGATAATGCTGGGTTTAATTTGCAGTTCTTCTGCAACTGCTTTGACAGTTTCTTTAAGACCTTCTTTGAGATCTTCTACTTCACGTAAGACATTTCCGCCTTCTGTGATCAATCTTTCCAGCTTGGCTTTTTCTTCAGGTCCGTACATTCTTGTCGACATAATTGTTCTCCTATAGGACTATTATATAGTCAAAGAAAAAGCCGGTCAATGATTAACCGGCTTTGAGGGTCCATATTGGACTGATTAGTTTTGGTCTTCTGCTAGTACATCGTACATTTCAAATACACCACCCATACGCTCGTAGACCATACCTGCATAGACTTCAGCTTTCATGCCTTCGCCTAGTTTCTGTTTGGCAATACGTTGTGCCCAAGCAAACAACTCTTGGTCAACTGCGTCAATTTGTTGTTGGCCGCCACTTTCGACAACCAACTTCATCATTTCACGGAAAGTTAATTTTGGTTCAAATGATTCAGCAACAACCTTTTTAGAAGTTTTTACAGACTCATCTTTTTTAGCAAAAGGATTTACGCCTTTCTTAGGACCATCACCTTTCTTTTTATCAGCAACTGCTTTCTTCATAGGCTCTTTCTTGTCGCCGTCTTTGTCCATATCTAGGAAGTCTGGCTTGGATCCTTCTTCCATTTTCTTTTTCTTATCAGCTTTCTTTTTATCTGCTGCTTCTTCTTTCTTAGCTTCAACCATCTTCATAAACTTAGATTTAAATTCTGGCTCAATACTTTCTTTCTTAGCTTTCTTCTTAGCTGGCTTGTCATCTTCGTCATCATCTTTAGGAGCTTTATCGCCACCGTAGTTCTTACCTGCTGTGTGCTTAACACCGGTAGCTGTCTTTTCGATAGTACCACCTGTCGAACTAGGCTTTTTATCACCTACTTTCATTTCTTCTTTTACTTCTTCGTCTTTCTTTTTCTTGGCTTCTGCTACGTAGGTAGTTTGTCCAGATAGAACACGAAGTTGTGCATCTTCGTTAAGCTGTACAGCTTTGGCAATTGTTGGTGCAGCCGGGGTAGCAATAGGTGCGTCCATGCTGTCTAATTTGCTGAGTATTGATTTAAAGTCCATTTTTAAAAATCCTAAGTTTTAAAGGTCGTATTGTATTTATCTTTTGATTGCAGAGCCGCCACCAAATATATTGGCACCTTTTAGATCAATCCCATTTTTAGCTGTGCCATCCTTGTTTTTAACCTGTATAGTTTTGGGGACTGAGGGCGCTTTTGTGCCGCTTTTTCCCGGACTACCGGTATAGCTCTTATTTCCGCGGTCCTTTCCAATAGCTAGATGCGGGCTTACAACAGTGGCAATATTACCGCTTGATGTTGCTCCTACTGTAGCTGATTCAAAGACTTCACGTATTTTCATAATATTATTTATGCTTTGCACGGCCTGCCTTCATGTTAGCTAGCCAATGTGCCATACGAGCTTTTTCACCTGTGCTGGTTTTGGCAGTCTTTCTTAAACTACTAACACTGGCTTTAGTATTAACACCACTGCGTTTAGCAAGGCCTTTGCGTCCAGGCTTTTTGCCGTCTGCAAAGTTTTCAAATATAACTTCATTAACTCGCATCAGCAGTTCCAGCGTCTACGTGCCTTACAGATTGCTTTGTCCGGAGTTTTAGCGCATGAGATACTGTGCATTTTCATTTGGCCACGACTGCGGCTGCAATAGCTTTTTCTACGCTTAGAAGCTTTGCCGCCTTTCTTTAACTTGCCGGGCTTGGTTGTAACCGCAGTTTTTAGTTTAGAACCTGGGTTTTCTCTACGATAGGCATTGACAGCCTTTTGGCTCATGCCGTCAGTCTTGTCTCGCTTATTGGCCTTTTGCCAATCTTCGTTAATAGGGTTGGATGTTACAGCAAACACATACAATTCGTCATCGCTAAGAGTTGCTAGATCTTCCCATACAAGGTCAGCATCAACGGCATGTTGATCTGCAATCTGTTCAATGATGTTTTCAATCATGTCAAACTCTTCAGCAAGCTCTAGGCTTTCATTCTTAGGTTTCTTGTGATGTTTTTTCATATTGATAGCAATAGCAGCCTGTTGTGCTGGGCTACCTGCTTCTTCAATGTCTTCGTTAGGCACACAGTTGTTGACTCTAACGCCACCTTTGATTTTGGTACCTTCTTTGTGCTTGCCTTTCCAGCATTTAGGATCTAGGCGTTGTTTAACTGCTTCGGTGATAAATTCTGTTGCTTTCATACTTGACTGTAGGGATTGCTCGGGCGATCCTCTTCTCCTTTTTGTTCTGGATATACTAGATAGGTGTCAACACCGGGAACGCTGCCAAGAAACATTCCTTCTTTCATTTTATGTAACGGATCGTTGCTATCTAAGACGCACTCGTCTCCTTCACCCTTGTCAACAGTGTAAGTTACTCGATATTGTTTCATACAGAAAAACTACTCCCACATCCGCAGGTTGATTGAGCATTGGGATTGCTAATAACAAACCGACTGCCCGTTAATTCCTCTTTGTAATCAATGCTGGCACCTTGTAGGTACTGCATACTCATTGCATCTACAAGTACTTTAAATTCGTCTAACACAATTTCAAAATCGTCTTCGTTTTGTTCGTCGTCGAGAGTAAACCCATAACTAAATCCGCTACATCCCCCTCCTTGTACAAATGTACGCAAAGCCATGTTGGGATCACCCTCGTCGTACAAGATATCTTTGATTTTATTTTTAGCAGATTCTGTAATATCAATCATTTGTTTTTCTTTGCATCGTTGTCGAATTGTCTATTGGTAGCTTTTACGATACCTTTAAATCGTTTGTGACCTCTTTCGTAGTCGCCTTCTTTATCTGCTGCACTTGCATCAGCACCTGCCGCCCTCTTATAACGACCTAACAAATCACTAGATAATTCACTTAAGGTATCTTCCATAGACATCTTGTCTTTTTTGTGTTTGAAGTCGCCCTGCTTTTCAGCTTTCTTTTTATCTTTGTGGGCACCAGCACCGCCCATCTTAGCATTCTTAGCTACAAAGTTACGAGGTTTGTCGGCATCTACTTTTAAATGTCTAAGATCTTTTGATTCGGTCTTTTTAGTAGAGTCTTCGTGAGATTCTGCGCCACGAGGTTTAATTGTATGTCTTTTATCTCTACGATGTTTTTTACCTTCGCTGATGAATTCAACTGCTCTCATGATTAACCCTTATGCTTAAAAAACTGAACCTGCCTTTCGCGTTTCTCTGCACCGGCTCGAGTAGGATACTTGCCTAAATTTTTATTACTGTGTTTGGACTTTAATTCGTATCCGCCTTTGACCTTAACAATGTGTTCTTCAACTTCTTCATTTACACCCATGCCTTTGCGTACAGCGGCATAAAGTTTTTCTGCATGTTGTCCAGCACCGGTAGCTTCAGCAAATTCTTTAAAATTTCCATTGGCCGCCGCGGCTCTAGCACCACTGGCACTAATACCAGCAACACCCTCGGCTCCGTCCTCTCTATCACCACTGGATTTAAAATCTAATGTTTCAAATTTGTAAAATCCATGTGACTTACCTTCAACACCATTGTAGTCCTTAAGCAATTTACTCATGTCAGCTAAACGATCGCTACCAGCTACAAACGTAGCATGACGATAACCTTGTTCGTAAAGGTGTGCCGCAACCTTTACCACGGTATTGAGTCCAGCATCTTGAACAATATTACTGGCATACTCTGGAAACATTGCTTTCATAAATCCAATCTTTGTGCTGTAATCCAAGGGATTTTTCTTTTTATCCTGTGTTTGACTTACAAAAATTTTATAATCACCACCTACGCCTGCAACAGTGTTTAATAACTGTTCATGACCGATCGTAGGAGGATTCATTCTGCCAAAGCAAAATGCAATATGTTTGTCTCCAGCTTCAAATAATTCGTGGAGTTTCATTTTTTATGATAATCCCCACGCTCAATGTGACGTTCTTGCTCTTCAGCAAAGTGTTTAGCTAGTTCGATTAGTTTTTCTTTGGGGAATTTAGTTGAACGATCATCTACATCATACTTGTTGCAATATGTTTCGCAGACTCCCTCTAAGGGTTTGATGTACAGTTTGTAAGCATCGGGGTGCCCTTTGTATTGTTGATGTTTTCTAATGGCAGGAAAGAACTGTTTGCTAAGAACATCGCTGTCATTGTCAATGAAAAACTTTAGATCGCCGACCCAGTCAATTTCATCTTGTTCGTCTTTGGGTGCGCCTATAGGGCTAAACATTTCTCTTAGTAACATTATTCAACCCCTGGGTTATATTCCATCTTTTCTGCCACGGAATTTAAGTGATCGTTGGCCAGCGTAATATA